AATACAGAATAAGGCTAAATTAGATTTTCTATCTTTTGTAAAATGTGTGTGGCCAGATTTTGTAGAGGGGTCCCACCACAGACACATTGCAGATAAATTTAATAAATTAGCCACGGGTGAAATAAACCGTCTAATAATTAATATGCCGCCTAGGCATACAAAATCAGAATTTGCATCATATCTGCTACCAGCATGGATGGTGGGCCGTGATCCAAAGCTCAAGATTATTCAAGCAACCCACACGGCAGAACTTGCAATCAGATTTGGTCGTAAAGCAAAAAACCTAATCGACTCTACAGATTATACAAAAATTTTTAAAACAAGATTACAAGAAGATAGTAAAGCAGCAGGACGTTGGGAAACATCAGATGGTGGTGAATACTTCGCAGCTGGTGTTGGTGGTGCGATCACGGGTCGTGGTGCAGATCTATTAATCATTGATGACCCGCACTCCGAGCAAGATGCAATGTCCAAGACAGCACTAGAGTCAGCCTACGAGTGGTATACATCAGGTCCACGTCAGCGTTTACAACCAGGCGGTAAAATAGTTTTAGTCATGACTCGTTGGAGTCAGAAAGATTTGACAGGTATGTTAATCAAGAACCAGACAGAAGCAAAAGCTGATCAATGGCACGTGGTCGAGTTTCCAGCAATCATGGATCACGGATCAAAACCAAAACCAGTATGGCCTGAGTATTGGAAATTAGACGAGCTAGAGAAAGTACAAGCAACACTGCCCGTTGCTAAATGGAATGCACAGTGGATGCAAAACCCTACAGCAGAAGAAGGAGCGATATTAAAACGTGAGTGGTGGAGAACTTATACATCAGAAGACATACCACAGCTGCAACACGTCATACAATCTTACGATACAGCGTTTCTTAAAAAAGAAACAGCAGACTACAGTGCTATAACGACTTGGGGTATATTTTATCCTGACGAAGATAGTGGGGCCAATCTTATACTTTTAGATGCCATCAAAGGTAGATACGAGTTCCCTGAATTACGTAGATTGGCCCTTGAACAATACGATTATTGGAAACCTGAATCTGTAATTATTGAGGCAAAAGCATCAGGTCTACCTCTAACATACGAGCTTAGAAAAATGGATATACCTGTAGTGAACTTCACACCATCAAAAGGAAACGACAAGCACGCTCGTGTAAATGCTGTTGCACCTCTGTTCGAATCTGGTATGATATGGAGTCCTCAACAAAAATTTGCTGAGGAGGTCATAGAAGAATGCGCAGCATTCCCATATGGTGATCATGATGACTTGGTGGACTCTACGACCCAAGCCATTATGCGATTCAGACAGGGCGGTCTGATCGATCACCCTGAAGATTACGTAGACGAAAAGGCAGAGACTCGTAAAAGGAACTATTATTAATGTTTAGAAGACAAAAATTTGCAGCGGCAGGAGTAGTGACAAAAGCAGCAGCTAAAGCTGCAGAAAAAATCAAAAAAATTAATAAAAAAGACATGGCAAGATTTGGAGCTAGTTTCTCTAAAATGAAAAGAATGTTAGAGAAGATGAACCAGCCAGCTGTTAATGCTTATAAGAAAACAATAAAACAAATTAAATCAAGAATTACAAAAGGTAAATCTAAAGAAGACATGAAAGACATGCAGGATGCTGCAGATATTCTTAACAGAAAATTATTTAGAGGTTCTAAAGATCTTGTAAAAAGATACGAAAGCCTGCCAGATGTTAGATCAAGATTTAGAGGTGCACCAGGACGTCAAAGAAAATTAGTTAAAGGTGTTACTAATCCTATGAAGAGAGCAGAGATTTTACAAAAAGATAGATTAAAAAGATTTAAAGAAGAAGGTTTGCCAGAAATGAAAAAATACAAACCAAGAAAGTTTAGAGGAGACTAATGGCTGCTGGTGGATTAAAATTATTATATAATCTATTGTTAAAAGATGCTGTAAAAGGATCTGGCGAAGCGTCTGGTATCATGTCAATTGGTGATAGTGTTAGAAAACTCGCTGAAAAAAAATTTCAATCTTATGTAATGTCTGCTCAAAAACAAGGTGTCGACATTGATAAAATGGGTGAGAGCGAATTAAAATATATGCTTGAGCTAAACAAACCTAAAAATAAAATGAAAGTTGTATCTCAAGGTGATCCTGAATTTAAAGAAATCATGGATGCAATGATGGGTAAAAAGAAAGACAATGTTATAAAAGGTAAGTTTGGAAAACCTTTTAAAGAGGAAGCGGATGAAATTTTAAACACAAGACAGATGGCATTGGACGATAAAGTTGCAGCAGATATGTATCAAGGTGGTCCAACATCTGGTGATCCAAAATATGATGCAGATATGTTAGCAGAATTTATAGCAGAGGATGCAGGAAAAGTTTATGATGACTTACCTACAAAAGAAAGATTAGATTTTTATGACAGAGCGTATGAGGCTATTATGAGATATAGAAGAGATAGATCAGATTTTGCAGATGGTGGACGTATCGGTTTTAAAAAAGGTATGGACAGAAGAACCTTCATGAAAATTATGGGAGGTCTTACAACACTACCTGTTCTTGGTAAACTTTTTAAAGGTGCAGAGGTTGCAGCTCCTGCAGTAGAAAAAGCAGTAGATGTTGCAAGTGGAGCTCCGCCATATTTTTTTAATCTTGTAGATAAAATTAGAACACTAGGTAAAAAATTCGGTGGTCCAAAAGAAAGATCAGAATCTTATATTTATAAAGATTATGAAATGGATATTGATCTTGATACAGGAAAAATAGATATTAAAAAAACTAAAGAAGCTATGATACCAGGTGGCGACGAAGCAGGAATAGCAGAAGAAGTTTACATGACATACAAACCAGGCAGGGCTGATGAAGCAACAGGTGGTAAAAAAGTTGTGGATGAGTATGATGAGTATACTGCAAGACCAGACATCGACGGTAAGATGAAAGATGTTGAGGATGGTGTTCCTGATGAAGTTGTAGAAGAAGGAACTGTGTTTGAAGATAACATGACAGAGTTTGGTAAAGCATCAGGCGGTATCGCAAGAATGTTAGGAGAATAATGAAACTTGGCCCTAAAGAAATAAAAGTGGTCAATCAGTATCTTATTAGACCAGTAAAAAATAGACTGAAAGAAATCTTTGAGAAAAAAAGTTTACCACAATTACAAACAGCAGATGAGATTAAACAACCACCAGTCAAAAAAGACGTAGAAGATACACAAGCTTTTAATGAGTTTATGAAACGTAATCCACGAGCTGATGGTGGACGAATACCTTTTGGTGATGGATCAATTACGAAAGTGCAACAACTAACTGAAGCAGTCAGAAAAAGTCCAAGATTAGTTAAATTATTTAACGACGGTAAGTTGTATCATTACAGAACCACAATAGGTGCTGGAGGTGGGCCAAAAGACAAAAAAGCATATCGGGGCACTAAAGAAGAATTAAAAAAAATAATGAAACAAAGAACATCTACAGGTAAGCCAGTAAAACTAACAGCAAAAATGAAATCAAACATAAAAGAGTATGAAGACAGAACAGGGAAAAAATATAAAGATTTAGATCGTTATAAACAAATGAAGGTTCGAAAAGGTAAGCAAGAAACTATTGGAACATTACCTACGAAAGAAGAGATGAAAAATAGAATTAGTATCAAACAAAAAGGTAATGCTGGAGTTATAGAAGATGTAAATTTTCCAAATCCAAAAATGAAAGAAAAATTTTTAAATGAACTAAGATTAAAATATACTTATGTTCCAGGTAAAACTATGCCTGAAAAATATCAAGCTAAAAATTTTGCTAAACGATATCCAATTAGTGAAAGACAATTTGAAAGAATGGTTAGTTTCTATGTAAATAAAGAGGGTCTAAAATATCCTAAAGGTGGAGCTGGTGCAGAAGTTATAGCACAAAGAAAAAAATTATTAAAAAAAATTTCTGGTCCTAAAGCAGAGGACACTATTATAAAAACTAAAACACCTCTGTTAGCTGAAAAAAATTTATCAGGTAAAATAGATTTTGCTCACAGGGTTTCAAAAGCTCACATGAATAGATTAGGTCTTGTTTTTGATACACAATTAACTGGAATGGATTCTAGATTAATAAATCAAGCAATAATAAAACCAGCCGAAAATGCATTAGAACCTATTTATAAAAAACAATTTAATGTGATGAAAAAAATAGAAAACTCTGGTTTAAACGAAAAACTAGAAAAAGAACTATTAGATATAAACAATCAAGTTAAAGAACAAGTTAAAAAAACAAGCGGTAGAATTTTTGGAATTACAATTGATCCTAAAACTTTAGAACCCTCTTTTGAAGGTTTAAATAAAAAATTTTTTTTATCATCTAAAAATATAAATTTAAAAGAATTAGATAAATTACCTAAACAAGAAAGAATAAAAATTTTATCTCCTATTGTTAGTAAAGCTGTTGATGCTGAAATTAAAAGAGGCTTCAGACCCGCGGACTTTAAAGAAATTTTACAAGATAAAAAAAGTAGAGAAACTGTTTTAAATTATACTAAAAGATTTGCACCTGATATTTTAGGTAAGGTTAAAAAAGCAATTTCTAACCCTGCATCTAAAGAAAGTTTTGCGTTATATGCAAATCCTCTTTTTAGTCCAGGTGTCTTAGGAGAAGCTTTTAAAACTATACCAACACCAGCAGGAGCTGTAGCGTTAACGGCAGGACTTGGCGTAGATCCAACATCCGCTGTTGACAGAGCGAGCATTGCAGCAGAAGCTGCCTTTGCACCACAACTTGTAAAACAATCAGCTAAGTTTGGACCCGTCGCTCAAAGATTTTTTAATTTAGGTTTAACACCTGCTATGGCAGCAAGAGCAGCAAGAATAGCATCACCACTAGGTATTGCATCACTGGGAGCAGAAGGTGCATATCAACTTGGTAAGTTTACTAAAAAAAGAATAAATGAATTAAGATCCATGACACCTGAACAAAGACAAGAACTGCAAAGAGAAGGAGAAGCTTTTGCTTTTAATGAATTTGCGGCTGCAGGTGGAGGACTTGCAAAACAAGCAGGTGATAGATCAGGTGCTATGTTAAAATCCATGAATGAAGATAAGGATGGGTTGCCTTCATTATTAAAACGTGTTAAGAAAACTTAGGAGTATTAAATGGCAGAAATAGATAAAGGACTCCCGAACACTCGTACTGAGGTTAGTTTACCAGGTGAGGAACAGGTCGACGTCCAAGAAGAAATTGTAGAAAAAGGTCCCGTTGAAGTTACACCAGAAGAAGATGGTGGTGTTACAATAGACTTTGAACCAGGTGCTATCAACATACCTGGAACAGAAAATCATTTTGATAACTTAGCAGATATTTTACCTGATGATGTTTTAGAACCAGTTGGTAATGACATGGTGCAAAACTATATGGACTACAAAGCATCAAGAAAAGATTGGGAGCAATCTTATACACAAGGTTTAGATCTTCTAGGATTTAAATATGAAAACAGAACAGAACCATTTCAAGGAGCTAGTGGTGCAACACACCCAGTAATGGCAGAAGCTGTTACACAGTTTCAAGCTCAAGCGTACAAAGAATTATTACCTGCAGACGGACCAGTAAGAACACAAGTTATCGGAGTTAAAAATCCACAAACAGAAATGCAGGCACAACGTGTCAAAGATTACATGAATTATTTAATCATGGATGAGATGAAAGAATACGAAGCAGAGTTTGACTCTATGTTATTTCATTTACCACTTGCAGGTTCTACATTTAAAAAAGTTTATTACGATGTGCCGATGGGTAGAGTCGTATCAAAATTTGTACCTGCAGATGAATTAGTTGTACCATACACTGCAACAAGCTTAGATGATGCAGAGTCTGTCATACACGTTGTTAAAATGTCAGAAAACGAATTACGAAAACAACAAGTCAACGGTTTTTACAGAGACATAGAACTATCACCACCAGGAACTGTAGAAAAAAATGATGTTGAAAAAAAAGAACGAGAATTAGATGGCACTAAAAAAGTTGGCAAACAAGATCCAGTTTATACTTTATTAGAATGTCATGTTAATTTAGACTTAGAAGGTTTTGAAGAAGTTGGTTCTGATGGTGAACCAACAGGAGTAAAATTACCCTACATAGTAACTGTAGAAGAAGGTAGCCGATTAGTTCTCTCCATACGGAGAAACTATGCGCCCAATGATCTAAAGAAAAATAAGATCCAATACTTTGTCCATTTCAAATTTCTGCCAGGACTTGGATTTTATGGCTTTGGACTCATTCACATGATTGGCGGATTGAGCCGTACGGCAACGGCGGCTCTCCGTCAATTATTAGATGC